ACAAGGTGTTGAATGCGCCCGATTCTGACCCCCGCTGATTGCAAACTGTACCCTGACGAGCAGGGATGTGATTTAGTTGAAGATTTTGTCGTGGTCGATACGCTGGGAAAAGCGCACACAATTCCAGCGGGTTTTTGGTTCAACGGCGGCTCAATTCCGGCTGCATTTTGGCAGGCAACATTCACGCCATTTGATATGCGTGTCATTGATTTTTTCCTGTTCCACGACTGGGCGTACACTTCACACTGTTGCGACAAGCGCACTGCTGACGATACGCTGCAAGCAGGTATCCGGTCGCAAGGTTTAACGCTCAGAGGCGCAGTGGTGACTACTGCCGTCAGGCTTTTCGGGGATTCAAGCTGGAAGCGCACAAGCATAGACGCGCTCTACTTGCGTAGATTAAAGCTGCAAATCCAGTTGAGCGGGCGCGATCCTGCTATATACATGCTGACTTAATCTGCTCGGAGTTATACGACATTGGGTCTATTAGTAGTTAGGTTTCAACCTGCGACTCTAACTCATCGCATCTATGCATATAGCCTTCTGCGCATTCTCGTAGCTGTGCATTTGCAGATCGTATATCTTCAAGCGCGTCAGCCCCACCTGACAACTCGTACCGTATATCTCTCAACAAAGATTTAAGGCTTTCTTCATCATCAGGGTACTCGCCATCGGAAAGCGAAAACGCTCTCTCAATTGCTCCTTTTAATTTGTCAATCATTGGGCATGTATGTTTGGGTAATTTCGGTATTGCCATAAATAAAATCCTCTTGAAACCTAACAATTCGCTCAACTCGGACGCTACGCGCCGGTTAGCTCTGCGTTATACGTCACGCTTCAATAGTTTCGCCAAGTATTTAGCAGCGTTCGCCTTTATCTCAGCGTGGTACTTTACTGGCGCAATGATGCTACGAACCTCTGCAATACCTTCCTTGGCTCTCTCCTTGCGAAGTCGAGCCATTAGCTCTGCTTTAGCGGTGGCCATTTAAGGCGCTCCCCACATTTGCAGAAATCCTGCCTTCCAGTAACTTGTGCGCTGCAAGTTGGGCAATGAAATGTATACCAGCTACCTGTACCAAAAACATTACCATGATTTATAGACACAACACCTATACTGTCAGTCATTATGTTTTCCTTCCCATGTAAAGTGCCGATTCAATTTCCCATCTGAAGATATCCAGACAAAGAATTCAGTTTGTAGGTCTGCGCACTGAACAGCGCAAACGCTCTTGTTGCTTGGGTGTTCTATAACGACACCGAGCGTTCCGTTATGCGGCGGCCAGCATCCGTACAATGAATAATAGGCACCCTTACCCATAGCGGTGTATCTAACAATGCTACCAAGTTTTGGCCTCATGCCGCTGCATCCATAAATGCTGCCTTTAGTTTTGCGGCCTCCTCGCGCGCTGCGATTGTGCTTTTAATCCTTCCCAAAGCATTCACTGCTTTGTCTATTTTAGCCGCCTTAATTGGGCAAGTAACTCCGTTAAGAAGCTCATCAAGAGTAATGCTTGCCACGGCATCAGCATAGTTAGCCTGCGCTTTTTCGAGTTTCTTGCTTAGTGCTGCTGTGTTCATATCTGCATCTCCGTGGTTGATGTGGTCATTATACACGGTAACGCGTTACCTGCAAGCGTTATTTCAATTATTTTCACTGGTAATTCATACAGTGGCGCGAGTACGACAAGGCCAGTGCTGTGTCGTAAAACATGCTGATCTCGGAGTTATGCGTCAGTTTTGGTGTCTATTAGTAGTTAGACCGCTAGCCGGCATTGCGCTGCTCGCGTTCGATTCGCTCGCAAGCCACATCAAAGTGGCCCCGGTCAATCTCAATTCCGACAAACCTGCGGCCAAGTCGCACAGCAGCAACGCCCGTACTTCCGCTGCCCATATACGGGTCGCAGACCACATCTCCGTCCATGCGCTCCAAAAGCCAACTCAGCAACGCAACGGGCTTCTCGTACTTGTGCCCCGACTTCTTTGCAAACGAGCATTGCCTCGGGGAAGAAAAACCGGGCTGGCGCTTAATGATGCTGCCATCGGTGAACCGCATCTTCTTGGCGTCGCCCAACAGATGAATTGTGTTGTGCGTGTGATTCACGCCGCTTGTCGCGCGGCTCCGGCCTCCACTGACCCAGCCGTACTCCCACACGATTTCACCCACTTTGTTTTCATCGCGGATTGGGTTACGCCAATCAAGGATGATCGCGGCCACCGCGTAGCGCACAAGCGCCAGCCCAGCCTCTACGTCCGCAAACGGCTCCTCTCGGGGCAACCCATAAGGCGGATCAGTCACGCAGGCGTCAAAGCTCGGCAGCAACGGCAAAACCTCGCGGCAGTCGCCGTGGATCAACCGGGCATTGCCTATCGTTACTTCATCGAATGGCATGTTTCCTCCAAATAGCGGTCTAACAATTCGCTCATGGTCAGTCGTCACTTTGTTCCTCCTTGGACTCACTCGCTTTCGCTCGTTCGCCCCATAGCTCTGGGTTATATGTCATGCGTAAATAATCAACGCTCTAGCCATTTTCAGTTTTTCTCTTTCGCTTGCCGAACTTTCGATAATGCACTTAATCGCCTGCAACTTTGCATCGGCATAAAGAAAATCAAGTTCAATGCCTTTGTTGGCATCAATAATTTCATCGCGCCTTCTTACCTCGTCCTGCCATTCTTCTTCTTTCATAAATCCTCCGAATTAAAATGCCTGCTAACATGTCGCTCAAAGTCGCCAGCAAGCTGGCTGGACTTCGCTGCGCTCAGCCCTTTACCTCTACTCCACTCAATCAAGGTTAATTGTGAGCGGACCGGATTAAATCATCCGCCCGTTTTCCAAAAACTGATACTCATTAGCGATTAGATGCTCCGAGATATACTCGTCACTTTCCTGATATTCTAAATCGGAAACCCAATCTTTTAACCCAGCATCAATAGCTTCATTGAATGAATAAAGGGCATCGCCGGTCTTTTCAAATTCCTTTTTGAATTCCTCAATAAAAGCACAATCAAGGCAATAGCCAGTCAAAAATTCTGGAATAGCGTTAACTTTTGCCTTATTCCAGCCACGGAAATGGCTGTTTTCCGCGTCTGTTTTAATATAAGAGTTTCCCCATGTGCCAATTGACCAGTCTGTTACCTTGACGCCAAACAGGTCGCAAAAGGCATTTAGGCTTTCGTGGCTTTCATCTCTCCAGTGATATTCAAAACCTTTCGAGCGGTAATTGCTTATCGCGGTTTCTTTTGCTTGGTCTGACAGCTCGTGGAATGAGTAAGTGTTAATGGTTTTCATGGTGTAATGTCCTTTTCAAAGTTATGCGTCAACTTGAGCAAGATCGCGCTCAAGACTGGCAACATAATCTTCCAGCTCTGCAATTCGGCTATTGGCTTTCTCGAGCTCATCCTCTGCATTTAGAGCGCGTTCTGCATATTCGCGCAGCGCATCACGCAAAAGCCCTGTCTGCTCTTTAATTGCATCTGCCGCCTTTTCAAGCGCAGCATCAACTTTTGGACATGTTTCTGCAACAGCTCCAAATACTTCTCTATCTATTGCTTTGCTGCTGTATCCCATATTTCCTCCAATCGTTTACGCCTAACTACTCGGTGAAGGCTCGACGCAGCTAACGCTGCGCGGCCTTACCGAGGATGTTAGGTTTCACCATGAACAAACTTCACCGCAACCGGCATAACATCGCAGGCTTCACCAGGAACCAATCCTTTCTGAATTGCAATCAGGCGTCCGATTTTCATAAGCATTTCTCCTGTAATCTCAACGGTGAATCTAGGGGTAAGAACCCCCTCTCCGGTAATGCCTTGCAGATCAACTTCTACCAGCACAATCAATCCCCTTGAAACCTAACTACTCGGTGAAGGCTCGACCGCCTTCGGCGGCGGCCTTACCGAGGATGTTATGCCGCCACCATTCTTGATTGCATTTCTTTTTCTAATAAATCCAATTCCTCAAGGAACTTTTGTATCTCTGTCAGCATTTCTTTAATTCTGCAATCGTCACGATAAAAACGGATGCAATAAAATTGCAAAGGCTCTGGCAGTCGATCATCAAAGCTAACAAAGTCGCACCATTGCCTGCCGGTACATGCCATCTGCGCCAGCATTTGCCATTGGTACTTGTTGTCCGGTTTTCCTGTGCGCAAAAAATCTACATGCGTTGCAGTGTTCGGGCATTTAATCTCGATTAGACCATCATCACCGACCAGCCCATCAGGTGAAGCGCCAAAGTTTTTTATTTCTGCGTGATCTACCAATCCAGTCTCGACAACGAACAAGCCCTTTTCCGCTTCATATACCGCCCGCGCAATCGGCTCCATTTCTGTGCCGCGCTGCATTGCAGCGCTGCTATATGATTCCTCTTTTTCCCCTGTCAGTCGCTCACACAACAACTGCATCATGTAGTTTTGGCGGCTAGTCGAGTAACCTGTTTTTGTTTTGGCCATCACATCCGCAACGCGGGATGCAGTAACGCGCCCCAATCTAGCTGAGTGCCATTCTTCGCTTCCCTGAATCATTGCGCACCTCCAGCTATTTCTTTCAGCGCGGATCCGTGCTTCGCCCAGAACGCCTGCTTTTCTGCGCTCGCTGGCAACTTAGAAAACGCATCGCCTAGTGCATCCAATCCTTTTTGTGCAGCGGCTTGCATAACCGGCAGATTTAATTTTTCAAAAACATTCGACTCTGGTTTAACGCTGTGTGTTGTTGCATCGGCATCATTATCTCCCTCAGTCGGGATTGAAAACGCTTGAAATGCTGCGTACTTATAAGCCGCGCTCATGGCTTTATTTGTCGCCTTGTCGCCGCTGTCCATCGCCTCGCCAAATGTTTTGACCGTGTGCTTGCTGCCATCTTCGGCGCAAACAAAATCAAACTCAGCTTCTACTACAATGTAGAACAGCGCGTTCCCGCTTGAGCTAGTGCGCTCCGTGCATGTGCGTGATACCATCCGTGGCAGGATGCACAATCCATGCTCTGCCAACAGAGGCGCAATTGCGTTGTATACATCGTCAATACCTCGGAACTTATACGATGACTTTCCAGTAGACGCTGTGCGGTCTTTAGTTATGCCGGAAACCGAAAGCGACTTCTGAACCGCGTTGATTGCTTGATAAACTTTCATAACCTTCCCCTCAAAATGAGTTTCGTGATTCGCGGACTTGCTTCTCAGCATCGTCCCAGTCTTTCTTTGTCATCTTCTTTTTTAGCCATTCGGCTGGCCTGCCGCGCCGGTCGCATACCTCAAACTCGACTTCATCCCATCCGTAGCACTCGTTACTGTTGTCTGCCCACTTGCCGCGCGGGGCGCAGTATGACTGGTGAGTGACTTTGATCTGGCAAGGAATGCCGCACACTCTGGCTGCGATCATGCCGCCACCCACTGATAGTCGCCGTTAATCCATAGGCGCGCCTTGTAGAAGGCTTCTGTGCTTGTGCGTCCAAAGAACGCAGCGCGCTCGCCTTGTATCCGAGCCATCCAAAAGCCGCCCCTTGGCGCTGGTGTTGCGGTAACAACTTCACCGCCGATGATTGTCATAACTGACGATATATTCATGTGTTTCTCCTTTGTGTGTGTCAGCCCGCTTGGCTGATGTGGTTATATTACTACAATGATTATATCAGTCAACAATTATTTTCTACGATATTTGTCGCATGTATGTCTATACAGTAGTTGACAAGGCAAGCTTGTTAAGATAAGCGCACAAATCTATAAGCAACTCTGGGCGCTCTGGCGATCCTGTAAGACTAGCATCGCAAATCATTAAATCATCACACTGCACTGATACAGTGACTCTCGCTGTGTCAACGTCTAGCCACTCAACATCGAATGCGCAATCAATTCCGCTTTCCTCGATTCGACAAACGGCTTCCATAATGTCTAAAACAAGGCGTTTTATGCTTTGGGGTTTTTGCATTAGTTCGAGACTCATAGTATTACTCCGCTCTCAGTTATCCGACCACCGGCAGGCAGTGCGTACAGTTGCTCGCCATGCCGCAAATCGCGCTGAGACTGCATTTGTGTTTGGTTAATGCGGTTATATTTAATCGCCGCTGGTGCTGTTATTAGCATTCCACCAATTGAAAATACTTTGTGTTCGTGGAACATTGAACCGCAATAAAAACCGTTTTTTTCTTTGTCATTTCTTTTCTTTGCTGCCATTTTACTACTCCAAAAAAAATCATTAAGCGCCGTAAGCCTGACGCTCTGCCCGCATATTAGCTTGCGCTGTGCGCCACAATTCAATCTTTGCGTGGCATCCAGCAATCATCAGTTTCAGGTATTCCTCTTTTTCTACCGCGACCTGCAAGGCTGTGAGTAATGCAATATAGTCATCGTGCGCGTATGCGTAGCTCTCGCGTTCTTGACCTGTCTTGATTCCATTCTTTTCAGCCTCGATCATTAGCAACGCTTTTTTGCTCTTGCGAAATTGCTCAAAATATACGCGCTCGCTTTTTGCTTCTGCGTATTTCTTAGCATTGTCGCGGATGAAGGTTAGCGTTTTTTCAATGTCGATTTCTTGCATTTTCTACCTCGAATTAGTGCCAGTTGAGCGGTAGGGACTGGCGGCTCCGAACACGCTTATCGCGTCCTGCACCCTCGCCCTTGAGAGTAATTTATAATATAGCAATTGCCCTGCGTTTGGTGATTTATTTTCTACGATATTTGTCGTATTGACTTAGCTGCAAGAAACGCTTTCAGACTCCAACAAAATCAGATCGCTTTTGCTGACCATAGAATCGATGACGGTATTTATATAAACATAATCATCGTTATATTCGACAATAATCACCGATTCCTCGCCGTTGTATAAAACCTTGTCGCCTGCTCTCATGATAAAATCTCCTTTAGTTTTTGGATGTTTTTTTGTGCTGTTTCTTTGTCAAAGTGTTTTAGTGGTGGTGGTGGTGGCGGTAATGATTGCGGTATAGGATCAATTTCTTCTCCTCTGATAATCCTATCGACTGTTTTTTGATATTCGCGCTCGAAAATTGGGCGGGATATTTTTTCTGCAAAAGTTTTCAGCTCATAAACCCCGACGACTTTCGCTGTGTGATAAACCGCAGGATGCAACCAATCTCGCTCACCATTTTCGTTTACAGCCTTGCAAGCTGCTCGATAGGCACAGTGGCATGATGGGATGCCTAAGCTCTCAGGTGTTGGCTTGCACAGTTGTAGGAATGCGCCAAGGTCAGGTGCCCAGCCACCAGATTTACAGGCTCGATCAGTTGCCAGCCTTGCCTGTTCTAGCGTGATATTTTCCTCAGCCAATGCCTGCGCCCAAGCTGATTTTGCCGCAAGCAGCATTTCAGGCGTTGCCCAGTTGCTCGTAAACTTGCGCCCCATCACTGCCGTCAGTTTTGAAAAAATCTTCTCGACCAAATCCCTGTGATCGCAGGTATTCCGTTGCTGCCTGTTGGCATGGGTCAATTCTGCTTGCATTTCGCGCCCCTTGTTTTTCGATTGCTGTTTTGAGCTTCGCCCCGTCCATTGCCAAAAACTGCTGCTGCCGGGATAGATTTTTAATCCATTGATTAAGCCACTGCGCGTCGGTCTTAGGATCGCCACGCGCAGCCCAATACCTTCTGAACTCGTCGAGTAGCGCAGGATCAAGCGGGTCTACAGCAGTTATGCCGCGCAACTGACAGAGCGACTCCAGATCGTGATTAGGCATGTTGGGTAGCCAGTCTAGTGACATGACGAATGCTTCACCTGCGGAGGAGGAGGTGTTGTTTTCTATTGGTTCTTGGTTCTTGGTTCTTGGTTCTTGGTTAGCATTGCGTTCGCAATGCGTTCGCAATGCGTTCGCATCGTCTTTTTTCCAGCGTTTACTAGCAGACTGCTTCGCTTTGTCTGATTTCTCGTTATATTTGTCGATTTCAATTCGCGCTCGATTGTTAGTCCACTCTCCATTTTCCAGCGTGAAAAACTCACGCAATACGTTCGCAATGCGTTCGCAATGCGTTCGCATCCTGATAAGTCTGCCGATTTCTTCAACTGATTCAGGCAGGTTGATCTCATTGAGATAGACATAATCAAGCATCCGTCGATAAGCCAGATCTTCGATTTCATCAAGATGCTGAGTGTGTGCTGCGTAGTCGCCTACGTGGAATGGATAGAATCTCATGTATAAACCCTCGTAACCCTTGAATAATAATGCTCCGGCTGGCAGACCAAGGGTAGTCACTATCGGGGATCAATCCGACAGCCCAGCCAGAACATAGCCTTTCGGCTTGCTGGGATTATACTGACCATAAAGGCAGATGCAACCTATATTTTGCTGCGCTTAATTACCTCTTGCGCAATTATTCCGGCACTGTATGAATTAACAGTAAAAAAACACTTGCAAAGCCAGTTGGTAGTTATATAATGACTACACACACGGGAGAGCAAGACAATGAAAATTCGTAACGGATGGGTTCTAAATATAGACGGCATTGAAGCGACAGTTGGCGGTAGCCTGAAAATACGCGGCACACAGATATACTTGCTGCTAACAGGAAGCGGTAAGCGGAGCATAAAAAGAGATGAATTGCTTGCTGGAATGAGCAATGGCTCTATAAAGTACGTTGCGAGCGTTGCGGTATGAGCCGCAGTAAAAAACACTTGCACAATGATTAGCCTTTTGTTATAGTCTACAATTGGACATATAACCAAGGTTAAAGGCATAAAATGATCGAAACAAAAAAGAAAAACCCGATTGTAGCGGTGACTCTGAGACACGATCAGATGGATAAGTTGCCACCGCCAGACAAGTCTTTTGCTGCCAGACTTGAAAAGCGAACGCTGTCTGCATGGTTCCAGAGAGCCGTTGATTATTATATTGCGGCTGGATGCCCGAAGTGACATAGCTGCTATTCTGGTACTGTATGAATTATCAGTGAAAATAATTGTTGACAGTAACGCGTTACCTGTTATTATGACTACATCAACCACGGAGATGCAGACATGAAAATCAAAAGCGCAAGAGAATTAGCATTGGCACTATCACATCAGCACTCGACTCAATAAAAGAAACATATTTAGACTAGTATGCAAACACTTATAAAATGGCCTGGTGGCAAAACAAAAGAATACCCATACATAAAGGATTTAATCCCTGCTTTTGACCGTTATATCGAGCCATTTTTTGGTGGTGGTGCAATTTTCTTTCAATTAAAACCAAAAAAATCAATCATCAATGATATATGTTCTGAATTAACAGATTTTTATGCCCTATTAAAAGAAGGTAAGCAAAGAGAGATATTTAAAAAGGAATTGTATGATTATGTGGATAATTGGGAAAAAATTTCAAAGTATATCGGCGTGTTTGAAAATAAAATTGTAAAACTTTATGAGTTATACAAGCACGATGAGATTTCAAAAGCAGAACTGTCAAAACAAGTGAATTCAATTTTAAAAAAAGAGGAGGATCGTTTCAACGGACTTTTTCATAAAGAATTTTGTTTAGATGAGCAAAATTTATTGAAGCAAATTTCCTCAAACCTCATTTCAAAAATTTCTAGAACGAGAGAAATTGAAAAACAAAGAGGTAAATTACCAGAGGGTGATTTGCAAAAAAATATTGAAACAGCCTTTCGAAGTGGTTTTTATATGCACTTTCGTGATGTTATGAACTACAATGAAAGCAAGTTTCCGACGAGTCTTCCTAAAAAAATTGCAAATTATTACTTCATCCGTGAATTTTGCTACGCCTCAATGTTTCGCTTTAACAGTAGTGGTCATTTCAATATTCCTTATGGTGGTATTGCGTATAATAACAAAGACTTTCGAAGCAAAGTAGATCATATTTTTAGTGATGAAGTAAAAAATCTATTTAAAGATACGGTCATTAAAAATCAGGATTTTGAGAAAATTTTTAATGAATATAAATTCACTGATAAAGATTTTATTTTTCTTGATCCACCATACGATACTGATTTCAGTGATTACGAAAAAGCAACTTTTGATAAAAAAGATCAGGAGCGACTAGCAAAATGTCTATATAAAACAAAAGCGAAATTCATTTTGATTATTAAGGACACGCCTTTTATTTCTAGCTTATATAAAAATAAAAAAGGAATTAAAATTGATAGGTTTGATAAAACCTATCTTTACAATATCAAAGGTCGTAATGACAGAGATGTCGAACATCTCATTATCTACAATGTATAAAGGCCCAGTTTCAATAGATTCTTTGTCAAAATCACTTTCTGGAGTTGTTGCTAGATGGGAAAAAAGAAAAGAGGTGGTTGTGCATAGCGGAATGGTCAGCCTTGCATGAAACCGAAATCTGAGCTAATGGCTCGACTTCGGAAGGAGAGAGCCGCTAAGGGTCTGGTAGAGCTGCACTTGTGGCTCACGCCAGAGCAGAAAGAGCGAACATTGAAGTATGTGGAGCGGCTGATGGTATGATACAAAAGCCGAGGCTGAAAAAGCCCTAGACGAAATAACCGAAATGGCGAGGTTTGTTGCATGAAGGCGGTAGAGCGTATGCGCTTGGGGAAAGTGGCTGGGCTGGGCTGTATTGCGTGCAGGTTATTGGGGTTCAGCGACACGCCTGCGGAGATACACCACATCCGGCACGGCGTAGGCATGGGACAGCGTAGCAGTCACTTCCGAGCAATTCCTTTGTGCCACGCGCATCACCGTGGAACACAGGGGATCAAGATTCCATCTGTTCACGGCACGCCTGATTTGTTCAAAAAAACTTTTGGCACGGAATTGGAGTTGTTAAACCGCGTAAATGAATTACTGGGAGAGAGCCGTGCTGCCTGATGACGATGATTTTGTGGGCAGTGAGTCAATCGCATTCGCGTTCACCGTGGCGCTGGCTGTGTTAATCATCACGGCAATACTGGCATGGGTTGGCGCGTGAAGGTAGTCATAGGCATTGATCCGGGCGTTAACACCGGCGTGGCGGTAGCTGACGGAGGAAGGCTGATCCGCGTTGAGTCTATGACAGCGGTGGAAGCCGAAGGCTGCGTTATGCAATGCGTTGTTGACTACGGCCTGCCAAACGTATTCGTGCGCTTCGAGGATGCCCGTATGCGCCAGTGGTTCGGGTCTAAAGGGCGAGAGGCATTACAAGGGGCAGGCAGTATCAAGCGCGATTGCTCTCGATGGCAGGAGTTCTTGGAGCATCACAACATTCCGCACGCTCGGATAGCGCCCAAAGCCAACCGCACAAAGCTGACAGCAGATCAGTTCAAGCGCATTACAGGCTGGCAGGGGCGCACGAATGAGCATGCTCGTGATGCTGCGATGTTGGTGATTGGGTAATGATTATGGGGGTGGCTGTGTGAGCGAGAAAATTATTGAGATGGAATTGGAGAAACTGATTCCATACGCGCGTAATCCAAGGAAAAACGATCACGCTGTAGATCGGATTGCAAGTGCGATAAGAGAGTTCGGGTTCAAAGTTCCGGTGATTGCTAAAAGCGATGGAACGATTGTCGATGGTCACCTTCGGCTAAAAGCAGCGCAGAAATTAGGCATGGAAGCCGTCCCTGTCTTGCTTGCCGATGATTTGAACGATGCACAGATCAAGGCGTTCAGGCTGTCGGTAAACAAGATGGCTGAGCTTGCAGAGTGGGATGATGAATTATTGCACTTAGAGCTGGACGAACTTAGAGAACTGGATTTTGATTTAGAATTGACGGGGTTTGATCAGAAAGAGCTTGACGATCTTTTTGCTGATACAGCATTAAATATCGGGCTTACCGATCCTGATGATGTCCCAACAATCAACAATCAACAATCACCAATAACCAAGCCAGGCGACGTGTGGCTTCTCGGCAAGCACCGCCTGATGTGTGGTGATAGCACTAGCATTGATGCGGTCGAGACGCTGATGGCAGGGAAGAAAGCGGATATGGTGTTTACTGATCCGCCGTATGGCTTCAACTACACAAAGAAGTCGGATGGCGCATCCATTTCAAATGATGGGCCAGAGTTTGAGCAAGTCATTGCTGACGCGCTTTCGCTGGTGCAAGTTGATACCGCTTATGTTTGTGGAGACGTAAAAACTGCCGGAGCATTTCTCCGAGCAACCTCCTGCTTGGGCGAACCCAAGAACTGCATTGTTTGGGTAAAGCCAATTCAACACAGGATGCACAGGTATGAACCCTGCCATGAGTTGATCTGGTTTTGGGGTGACAATGGTTCGCCTTTTTATGGCGCAAATGTTTTTACGGCCAAGCGCGAAATCCAAAAGTTTCATCCGACCGTCAAGCCTGTTGAATTGGTTGAATACTGCCTTGGCTCTCACAAGAACAAGAAGTTGATTCTCGACCTATTCGGTGGCAGCGGCTCAACCCTGATCGCCTGCGAGAAGACAGGCCGCAATGCACGCCTAATGGAACTTGACCCCAAATACTGCGATGTCATCATCAAACGATGGCAGGAGTTTACTGGCAAGCAAGCAATACTCGAGGCTGATGGCAGGCTATTTGGTGATTTGGAGGCGGAAGAATGACAAAGAAGAAAGCTCCTGAGGATAATCGACAAGGTCAGGGAGGCGGAAGGCCGCGAAAGTCGCTGTCAGCAGACGATATAATTCAAGTAGAGTCTCTAGCATCTGTACTATCATCGGAGCAGATAGCTGATTATTTTGGGATATGCAGAACCACATTCTACGAGATAATGAAAAACAACACAGAAGTTTCTGAACGGTATAAAAGAGGTCGCGCTAAAGCTATTGGCAGCGTAGCGAAATCACTACTTACCAAAGCTCAGAGCGGCGATACACCCAGCATGATTTTTTATCTCAAGACCCAAGCGGGCTGGAAGGAAACGCAGGTCGTAGATCACAGCAGCACAGATGGTAGCATGTCGCCGCCAAGCAAAATACTGGTAGAGTTCGTCGGCAGTGACAGAGCTAAGGCTTAAGCTGCCCGCAAAGCTGGAGTCTGTATTCTCGCCTGATTATGTGCGCTATCGCTGCGCGTACGGTGGGCGCGGCTCAGGCAAGACTATGTCTTTTGCACAGATGGCAATTTTGCGCGCGTATGCTGAGAAGAAGCGGATTCTATGCGCCCGAGAGATAATGAACAGCATTAAAGAATCGGTACACGCTGAGTTGTGTCACGCTGTCGAGATGTTGGGCTTGTCTGCTTTTTTTGACTGCGGGAAAACTTATATCAACTGTCTGACAAGCGGCAGCGAGATTTTTTATACCGGACTCTATCGCAATTTAGACAGCGTTAAGGGTATAGGTCAGGTCGATATTTGTTGGGTTGATGAAGCCGAGAATGCTAGCGAGCAAAGCTGGCTAAAACTTGTCCCGTCAATTCGCGCAAATAATTCTGAGATATGGGCAAGCTGGAACCCTGAGCGACTGGATTCAGCAACGCGAAAACGGTTCATTGTTTCGCCGCCGGAATCAATCGCAATTGCAGAAATCAATTGGCGAGATAATCCGTGGTTCCCTGATGTGCTGGAAAAAGAACGCGTTGAATTACAGAGCAGAGACAATGACGCGTATCTGCATGTGTGGGAGGGGCAGTGTATTACCAGATCGGACGCTCAGGTTATGGCGGGGCGCTGGGAAGTCAAAGAGTTTGACACTGACGCGCTCGGCAAGCCTATGCTCGGTGCCGACTGGGGTTTTTCGCAAGATCCGACTGCTGTTATCAAGTGCTACGCGCACAATCAAGCCTTGTGGGTTTCTCACGAGGCGTTCGGGAAGGGGGTGGATTTAATCGACCTGCCCGCTATGTTTGAGCAGATACCAGATATTCGGCAGCACAGGATTTATTGCGATTCAGCGCGCCCTGAAACGATCAGCCACATGCGTGGAGCTGGGTTTGATTGTGTGGCTGCTGATAAATGGAGCGGTTCAGTCAAGGACGGCATTAGCCACCTGCGTGGGGCATACGACAAGATATACATTCACACGCGCTGTGTTAATCTTATCTCCGAGATGGGGAATTACTGCTACAGGGTTGATCGTCATACCGACTTGCCGACCGATGTGATAGTCGACGCGCACAACCACGGTATAGATGCGCTAAGGTATGCGGTTGGGAATCGAATTAAACGAAAGCATGAAACGGCTGAAAAATGGGCGAGAATGATATGAGTAAGAAGCATAGAAAAACAAAGTTAGTTGATGCAAAAACCACAGACGGATTTGCAAACTTTTCTGCGCGAATGGGGCTTGGTGCGGATAATGTTTTCTCGCGCGGCGGGTACACAATGTCGATGCTGTCAAATGACAGGCTGACGCTGGAGAACATTTATCGCGGCTCATGGATTGGAGGAAAGATCGTTGACGACTACGCGATGGATATGACGCGAGCAGGTATTGATATTTTGTTGCCCAAAAACGACGAGTCAAAATTGCTGGAAAAACAATTATCGCGCTTGGGTATTTGGGACGGGATCACGGATTGTTTGAAGTGGTCACGATTGTATGGTGGCGCGATTGCTGTTATTGAATTAGATGGTCAGGACACAGCTACGCCGTTGCGCGTTGATGCGGTGGGGAAAAGTCAATTCGCTGGCTTGACTGTGTATGACAGATGGCAATTACAGCCGAGTAGCAGTTTGATTCAGAGCGGAGTTAATTGCGGACTGCCTGCAAGCTATCGCGTGATTTCTAGCGGGCGCGTTATTGATGCAAGCCGAGTGATTCGGATGGTGGGAAATAAACTGCCGTACTGGATTGCTCAGACTTTGGACTATTGGGGTCAGTCAGTTATTGAGCGGCTGTATGATCGCTTGCTGGCTTACGACACGGTGACAAGTGGAACGGCTAATTTAATTCAGCGAGCGCACTTACGCCATGTTGGTATTGATGGCTTGCGCGATATTTTATCTGCTGGTGGACAAGCAGAGCAAAACCTGTTGACGATGTTCCAGTATGTGCGGGAGTTACAGACAAGCGAAGGCTTAACGCTGTTAGACAAGCAGGATGAATTGAGTTATCAGAGCTATTCTTTCGGTGGCTTGGATAATGTTTTGCTGCAGTTTGGTCAGCAATTATCCGGCGCGTGCGGTATTCCGCTTGTGCGTTTATTTGGGCAGTCGCCATCAGGTATGAGCGCAACGGGAGAAAGTGATTTGCGGAATTATTACGATACGATTTCAGCGAATCAAGAATCAACACTGCGGTCTGGGTTTGACAAAATACTATCAGTATTATATCGCTCAACATTTGGACAGCCTTCGCCTTCTGAGATGGATTTTGATTTTCGACCGCTGTGGCAAATGAACGATACCGAGAAAGCAACGCTTGCAAAAACGGTAGCTGAGACGGTTCAGATAGCCGTAGATATTGGCGTGATGGATTTGAGCAATGCGGCAAGAGAGTTCAGCGCGATCAGTGCAGAGAGCGGTATATTCAGCAGCATGACGGCAGAAGTAATTGCTGGGCTTGATGAAGAACCGCCAATGCCGATGGTTGAGAATGTGGAACCCGAAGCGTGAAAGTTGTAAAAAATACAGAGCGGGAATATGCCAAGGCGTTGCGTAAGATTGCGCGTCACGCTGCAAGCATTATTGACTTGTATGCCGATGGTGCGGTGATTGCGAATCCTACGGGCATGCAAGCTGCGCTGATTAAGTATGCGGAGGATTTAGCACCGTTTGCGAATCGCGCTGCAAGTAAAATGATTGCGGCGACACAGAAAAGCATTGATAGAGTTATTAAATCGCAATCAAAAACGATGGCTGCGAAAATGCGGGAAGTGTTGCAAAGTCAAACGGGTAGAGTTGCTATTGATTTGCACCGCGCTCAAGTTGAGCTAATTAAATCGCTGCCTATTGATGCCGGTACACGCGCACAGAATCTTGCGATGGAGGCGATAACAGGTGGTAGGCGACCTGCCGAGATTGCAGCCGAGATTGCCCGCACTGGTGAAGTTACGCAATCCAGAGCGTTGCTTATTGCCCGCACAGAGTCGAGCAAGGCTAGCGCGGTACTGACAGAGGCGCGGGCAAAGTCAGTGGGTGCGACGCACTACATTTGGCGAACCGCTGGGGATGGGGATGTTAGAGAGTCACACGCTGAGATGGATGGTGAGGTGGTGGCTTACGACAACCCACCAACACTTGACGGCATGACGGGCAATGCTGGGGAGTTTCCAAACTGCCGATGTTTTGGAGAGGTTATATTACCCGATTAGTCAAGATATTTATTTTATAATAATTATAGTTTGATAGTTGACATTATATGTTTAAATAGTGTTGACATGCTCTATCTGTCAGTTTATACAGTACGCCATATAAGACAAAAGGCGTATTGACTTGCGGCAATATCTGGCAACCAAGCTATCAGAGAGCATCAGCAAGACCCCTGAAGGGTACCTGCTGTGCGTTGGTGTTCCTGTCGCAAAATTGGGTGAGATGCGCTACACGGCTGCGGAAACTGGTGATGGCGAGTTAATTTCGGTTAACACACCAGAGGTTTTATTTTCTGCTGAGACAGCTGCAAGTTTCGAGGGCAAGCCTGTAACGGTTCAGCATCCTGATCCAGCATCAGAGTTTTTCGATGTCACCCCTGAAAACTGGAAAGCGGTTGCTGTAGGTACGATGGGCAATGCTCGTGCTGGAACCGGCGACGATTCTGAACACTTGCTGGCAGATATTTTAATAACGGATGCGTCCGCAATTGAACTCGTGCTAAACGGATTGCGCGAAGTCTCGCTTGGTTATGACGCTGAACACGGCGAGAAAGATTCAAATAATCGAGCAATAAGAAAAAGAATTATCGGGAACCATGTTGCGCTGGTTGATCGCGGGCGTGCGGGTTCTACTGTTGCAATTCGCGATTCAAAACCGGAGGAAAAAATGGCGGACAAAAAAACGCTAGGCGATTGGTTCAAGTCGCTGAAAAAAACCATTGACGAAATGCCTGCCGATGAAGTTGTCGAGGAAGCTGTAGAAGATGCAGACCCGATGGCTGATTTGGTTGCTCGCATTGATGCGCTTGAAGCGCGTATTGCTGCGCTGGAATCTGACGATGAAGCGGAAACCGTTGCTGAAGAAATGACGGATGAAGTTGTCGAAGATGAAGATCCTGAAGTCTCGCTCGCTGATGCAGAAATTATTGCAAGTGGCGTTAAAGATGGTAAAGGCTTGGCAATGCGTGCGCTCAAGATGGCAGATTCTGCAATCGTCGCATCCATTGTTGACGATGTGGATGCGCTGAAAGGCGACGCATTAAAGGCTGCTTTCAACGGTGTTGTAGCTCTGCAAAAAGCGATGCGTATGCGTGACGTTAAGACGGAGTTGCAACCAAGTGTTTCAAAAACGCCGGTCACGCCGGAATCATTAAACGAAAAACATGCTCAGTTTTGGGCAGATAAAAGAGGTAATTGATTATGACTGCTATCGTTACAAACATGCCTGCCGGTTTTGCTGGTGAGGTAACTCGCTCTGATGGTGCTGTTGTTGTATCGCTGCAACTTGCTGCTGATTTGGCACACGGCTCACCCGTTAAAATTACAAGCGGCAAGGCTGCTGCAATTGAGTCAGGCGATACTGCCGCTGTTTTTTATGGTGTTCTGACTCGTTCAGCCCCGTCTGTTTCTGATTCCTCAACCGGCAATGCAGACACCGATTATGTGCAATCCATTTTGCGTAAAGGCTTCGTGAATATTGCTTGCAAACAAGGCACGCCTGCAATCGGTGGCGCGGTTTATGTTCGCGTAACTGCTGATACCGGCAAGCTGGTTGGTGACTTCGAGACTGCTGCCGATTCAGGTAAATGCGTTGCAATTACCGGCGCGACTTGGGCGACTGCCGGTAAGGATTCTAACAATATCGCCGAAGCGTTCTTCGGTTAATGGGAGTAGATAAAAATGATTACACGCGATTCCAGTTTAGCTTTTTTTGTCAACCAGCTTGACGCATTTGATGCCAAAATCCATGAGCCGCTCGCGGCTGTAACATGGAGCCGCGATATTAAATTGCGCTCTGGTATTTCTTTGGGCAACCAATCCACTTCTTTTGTTCGCGGCAATTTCGCCCATGCAGGTCAGCAATCAGCGCAGGGCGCACACTTTATTGGTAGCGCAAAAAACACCTCGCTGACCGCTGTTGGGGTTGACGGAACACAAGTGGTTCTGCCGATGCAACTGTGGGGCGGTGAGATTCGCTACACCTCTGTAGAGTTGGAGCGTAGCCAGTTGATCGGTCAAAACCTTGACGATATGCAAACACGCGCTTTGCAGTTGTCATACAACCTCGATGTAGACCGTATGGTTTATGTTGGCGGCGCTGGTCAAGGTGGTTTGATTAACAACACGGAGGTTACTGTTGCTTCTGCGTTGGGCGCAACATGGTCTGCCGGTACTGCTGATACTATCCTGCAGAATGTTAATGATCTAATCAAAGCAGCATGGGCTGCAAGCGCATACGCTGTGTGTCCAAATGTGTTGCTGTTGCCTCCCGCGCAGTATGCTTTGATCGTTGCGAAAAAAGCTGGCACTGACGGCGCTGGCGGTTCAGTGTTGAACTTCCTGCAAAACAACTCTATTAGCTTGCAGGTCAATGGCGTTCCTCTGGATATTCGCCCTTGCAAACATTTGACAGGTGCAGGCGATAGCGGCAAGGATCGCATGGTTGCATACAATGATTCAGAATTGTATGTTCGCTATCCGCTTGCCCCGATTGTTCGCCAAACTCCTTACTACCAAGGAATTACTTTTGCTGCGCCGTATGTTGCTGCGCTGGGTGCGGTTGAGTTTGTTTATCCCGAAACTGCTATTTATCAGGATGGTCTGTGATGCAAGTTGTAGTGCGTCAGGCGGTTCTGCTTTTCGGCGAGCGTTACAGTGTTGGCTTGCGGGATATTCCCGCAGGTCATTGCTGTGGTGCAGATTGGGATTACGCGCTCAAGTGTGGTTATGTTGTACCGCAGGAGAGCGCGAAACCTGCTGAAAAAATTGAACCGGCTGTAGAAGAAAAACAAGAAAAGCCCGAAAAGAAAAGCAAAAAATCTGAGGGCTAATTGTGGACGTTGCAGGTTTCCGCGCTAATTTTCCAGAGTTTTCGGACGCTACAAAGTACCCGACAACTGAGATTGAATTTTGGGCGGACTCTGTGGCTGTGAACATTATTGATGCAAGCCGGTGGGGTAACTCTTACTCTGCCGGTTTGCAGTTAATTGTTGCACATTATTTAGTTTTGCAATCGCTGGACAAAAAAGCTGCTGCAACTGGCGGTGTGACGACTGGCGGTGTTATTGCGAGTAAGGCAGTGGGTTCGGTAAATGTGTCTTACGATAACAGTGTGGGTGCTATTGATGGTGCTGGCGATTGGATGCGTACTAGCTACGGTCGCAGGTTCTACAATTTATCGCGATTATTTGGCGCGGGTGCGGTGCAGTTATGAGCGTATCTGTTTTAGTCGATCACACAAAAGAATTGATGGCGACGCTAGAAAAGCTGGCGAAAGTCGGCAGTATTTTTGTCGGTGTGCCAGAGGACAAAGCATCGAGAAAAAGCAGCGAGATGAACAATGCAACGCTTGCTGCAATCCATGAGCTTGGCTCACCTGCCGCGAATATTCCTGCTCGCCCATTTCTCAAGATTGGCATTGCGAAAGCGCAGAAAGAATGCGTGAACATTTTAGGTATTGGTGCTGCTAAGGCACTTACCAATTTTGACGCTGGCGATTTGGTTAAAGCTCAGGACAAAGCAGGTTTAGTTGCGCAGAATAGTGTGCGCGGTGTATTTACCGGTGGTGAATTGAAGGCACTTGCAGAGTCTACGCTGAAAAAGAAAGGTAAAAAAACAACGCCGCTGATTGATACCGGCAGCCTTCGCACTTCAATTAGTTATGTGGTGCGCTGATGGCTGTTATTGATGTGACAGAGTTACTCGGTGATGCGGATTTTGTCGATTCGTTCTCAGTGATTCGCCGCGTCAATTCCGTGAATAATTATGGCGAGAATGTATTATCAGAATCAACCATCTCTGCTGTTGGCAGCATTCAGCCTGCCAGACCTGACGACATGCAGAGGCTTCCTGACAGCGTTCGGCGTAGTGATGCAATAACGGTTTACAGCGTGACGCGCATTAGTCCAGACGCTTATCCAGATGTTGTTTTGTGGGGTGGGAAAAAATATCAGGCACAAACTTCTGAGGACTTTGGTAATTACGGCGCGGGGTATACAAAAACAATCTGCACTTTAATTGAAGCTGGGAATGGTGGCGCTACGCCGCCTCCTGTGCCTTAGGGTTGTGAGATATGGCTGACAGTTCTACGGGCGGTTACTTATCACCAAACTCGCAACCAAGTGCTGATAAGTTGTTGCATAGGATTTTGCATGATTACGTTGTTGGTGTGACTGGATTGATTGCTGGTAATGTTAGACCTCGCTGGCAGAAAAACCCTCCAGAAATACCTGCGAGCAATGTTGACTGGTGTGCGTTTGGAATAACTGAAATTAGTGGTGGGCATCCGTATCAGGTTCAGGTAAATGTTGGTGGTGAAGAAACAAAAGCAAATTTAATTCGTGACGAATTGATTACATGCCAAGCAAGTTTTTACGGTGAGAATAGCGGTTTATATTCCGAGCGTTTGGTGTTAGGGTCTAGCATTGCACAGAATCGAGAGGCGTTATATTTGCAAGGTTTTTCTGTGATTTCTGCAACGACTATCTTGCGAAGCGCAGAGCTGGTGGATGATGTGTGGTTAGATCGTCAGGACATAGAAATAGTTTTTGGGCGGCGCGTTGTTGTTGAATACAATGTGCTGCATTTTTTGGGTGCTGCTGGAACTTTGGATACAGAGACGGTGGCAGGAAGTTGGTCAGTAGAGGGTTAAAAAAATGGCTACAGGGTTAAGTGTTAATCGTTTAATTCGCACAAGTGTAAATCTATCGCCGGTTGCTGCTGCGCGTCGTGGATTCGGTACGCTGTTAGTGTGCGGTGATAGTGATGTTATTGATGTTGTAGAGCGCATTCGGTCTTATACAACTTTAGAAACAGTTGCTACAGATTTCGGTACAAGTGCTGCTGAATACAAAGCGGCTGTATTGTATTTCGCACAATCGCCACGCCCTACCACTTTGATGATTGGTAGATGGGCGCGTAATGCCACCCCTGCAATTTTGCGCGGCGGTGCGTTGAATTCTACCGAGCAAAACATTGCAACATGGAACGCCATTACCAACGGTGGTTTTAATATCACGATTGGCGGCGTTGCAAAAAACGTAACAGGTCTTAATTTTTCTGGCGCGGCCACACTGACGGCTGTAGCTGCTTTGATTCAAGCGGGTATATCCGGCGGTGTTGCTACCGTAGAATGGAACGGTTCACAGTTTGTTATTGAGTCAACTGCAACGGGTGCTAGTGCAACGATTACTTATGCAACCGCTGGCAGTGGAACCGACATTTCTGCAACGCTTAAATTGACAAGCGGCACGGCTTCTACTGCGCCGATTGCAGGTCTGGCCGCTGAGACTGCATTGCAATGCACCGCAGTAATGGCTGATAAGTCTGCTGTTTGGTATGGCTTAACATTTGCTGCATCAACTCAGCCAGACAATCAAAGTCATTTGGATGTTGCAGCATACATCGAGGGCGTTGATCTTGATCGCATGTACTTCATCACTACACAAGATGCGGGCGTGATGGATTCTGCTGATACGTCTAACATTGCAGTGGATTTAGAAGCGCTGGCGTACAAAAGGACATTACTGCTGTATTCCGGCAGTAACGCTTATGCTGCTGTTAGTGCGTGTGCGCGTGAGTTCGCTGTAAATTTCAACGCTAATAAATCAACGATCACACTGATGTACAAAACGATGCCTGGTGTTGTTGCTGAAGTGATTACTGAATCACAAGCGCAGACGCTAAAGGCTCGCAAGTGTTCAGTGTTTGTTGAGTATGTAAACGACACTGCAATCATTCAGTATGCGGCGATGGCGAGCGGACATTTCATTGATGAGATTCACGGCTTGGCTTGGCTGAAAGATGCGGTTCAAAACGCTGTATACAATTTGCTGTACCAAAGCAAAACAAAAATTCCACAAACTGACGCGGGGCAAAATCAGATTATTGGTGTGATTTCCGGCGTTATGCGTGAAGCATTAAACAATGGTTTGATTGCAGAAGGTCAGTGGAACGCGGACGGTTTTGGTCAACTTGAGCGCGGTCAAATGCTGAACAACGGCTTCTACATTTTCACGCAGCCTATGGCTTTACAAGATCAAAGCATCCGCGAGCAGCGTATCGCACCGCCGATTCAAGTTGCTATCAAATTGGCTGGCGCAATTCAAGAATGCGACGTTATTATCGATGTTAACCGCTAATTATTTGGAGTAAAAAATATGAGCACTTATTCTTTTTTGGATGTAAATGCAGCGATTAGCGGCGTTGGTGGTAGCGTCATTCTTGGCAACGGCTCTGGCGCGGCTGAGGAAGGCATCACGATTGCGATGGTTGATGATAAATCAGCAATGACTATTGGTGCCGACGGTCAAGGTATGCACTCACTGAGCGGCTCACGCGCTGCTACAGTGACTTGCAGATTTCTGAAAACTTCGCCGGTTAATGCGCTGCTGATGGCAATGTATAACCTGCAAACTGCAAGCAGTGTGACTCACGGGAGAAATACGATTGTGGTTACTGATTTTGGGCGAGGCGATACGATAACAATGACAGGCGTAGCGTTCAAAAAAGCACCCGATATTAACTACGCGAAAGATGGCGGTACTCACGAGTGGGTATTTGACGCTATAAATGTTGTGCATGTTTTGGGTATTGGTGTTCCAGAGGTGTAATGCGTGGACTTTGAGTTGAACGGCAAAGAGTATCGGGCTGGCGTTATTGACGCGAGAAAACAATTTCACATTGTTCGCAGACTTGCGCCGATTTTTGGCAACATGGCGGCGGGTGGTGATACCGCTGTCATGTTAGCTAATGCAATCGGTTCGCTATCGGATGATGACGCAGATTATGTTTTGTTCGGATTGCTTGCTGTTGTGAAGCGCAAAGAAGAAAACGGCTTGGGCTGGTCGCCGGTGTCGAATAAGACGCAAATGATGTATGCGGAAATCACGATGGCTGAAATGTTGCAGTTAGCGTTCAAAAGTTTTGAGGCGAACATGCAGGATTTTTTTTCCGTCAGCCGCTCGGTTTTGAGCCAAGCCAACCCGACACAAAACGCGGAGTAGTTTGGGTTAGTTTGCCGAGCGGTGAGGATTGGTTGTTTAGACCGGTTGCCGAGGGGATGTGTAAATACGAATCGGTGATTGATGGCACTTTAACGCTGGCGGATATTGCAACGATGAATGACATTTTATCGGTTAAGTGGGAAAACGAAAAACGATTCCATGAGGCGAACAAGTGAGCGGAACAGTATTAAAAGAGTTTCTCGTTAAGCTAGGATTTGAAACCGACAAAGGCGGAATGTCTAAGTTTTCTTCCAGTGTTGTGGATGCTGGAAAAGTTGCTGCAAAAATGGGAGCCGCTGCATTGGCTGCCGCTGGTGCGGTGACGGCTTTTGTTACCAGCGTTGCGGACTCTATTGATAACTTAGCAGACGTATCTGGTCGCACGGGAGAGGCGGCCAGTGAGCTTGATAAGCTGGGCTATATTGCAACGCTAACGGATTCCAGCATTGAGGCATCCAATGCCAGCGTAGAAAACTTGTCAAAAAATATCGGCGATGCAGCGATGGGTATGGGTCGCGCCCAAAAGGTTTTTGAGGAATTGGGAGTATCGGTTAAAAAAGAAAACGGTCAGATAAAAACCGCTGCTGAAATGATGGTGGAATTAAAAGATAAAATGCAAGGAATGGGGAAAGGTCAGCAACTAGCCATCATGGACAGGCTGGGCATTGATAGAACCATGATCGGCATGATGACGCAGGATGTGTCTGGTCTGGCTGCTGAGTATGACGCGATGCAGAAGGCGGCAGGGTTCAGCATGGAGGAAGCTGCAAGTTCTGCTAGTGATTACATGGACGCAATGAATAAATTGAAGCTGTTGTTTGCAAAATTGATGCAAGCTGTGGCTGTGCCATTTTTCAAAGGAATGACAAGGGGCATGGAAACGGTGCAGAAAATGTTGGTCGACAACATGCCGCGCATTGTTGCTGTGATTACGCCGGTGATAAAAGTTATTTTGATTTTAGCCGATGTTTTTTTAGCGGCGGCGCAAGGGATTGTGAGCGCGATTAGTTTTGTTATTTCGCCTCTGATTGAATTAAATACAATGCTTGGTGGCATTCCTGCATACATTCTTGCTGCCGCCATTGCATGGAAAGTTTTTTCTGCTGCGATGGTAGCTAGTCCGATCGGCGTTGTTGTTGCGGGCATTATGGCGCTGATTGCTGCAATCGTTTTGCTGAAAGAAGATTTTGATGTTTGGAAAGCGGGCGGCGAATCGTTGATAGATTGGGAGCTGTGGGTTCCTGCAATCGAAGCCGCGCAGGGAGTGCTAGAAGGATTCCGTGGATTCTTGACGGATTGGTTTTCTGCATTGGGCGCGATGTTCGAGGCGTTGTTTGCGTTGCTGTCTGGCGACTTTGCGGGCGCGTGGGAGGGCGTGAAAAACATGCTCGGCAGTGTGATAGATATGTTTTCAGGGTTAATCAATATCGCTTC